AATAACATTTATAATATCTTTTTCAGACATATTTGTTGAAGCGACTTTATTTATATTGGTAACGATGGTATCTTCATTCATATTACTATTACTAAAATTTTGCAGATTTTTATTTAGATGCATTTGAATATATTCAAGGACGGGTGAGGTTTTTGGTGGATCCGATACTTTTAAAAAAGATGATAATATTACCGCTACTTCACATATTACAGGAATAGTTGATAATTCTTTTAGACTTATTGGTTTTTTATATAATATTGCATTGTTTTTTATATTTTCAGGAATATCGTTTATCGTACTTATTTCGAATCCTTCTCTCATAGTAGTAAAACTATCGATCGTATTCGTTATTAGAGTATCTTTCTCACCATCGTTTGCATCCGAATATAATAATGTTGGATCAATAAGATCTTTCATATCTATAATTGCAGTTTCTTCATTATTATTTTTAAATAAATTCATATTTAAATCGTTACAAGAAGCCGCTAAAAAAATAGATAATAGATTTTGTATACCATTATCGATTAATTCATCGGATTTATAAATAGGACAAAAAATATAATCGCGAATACTTGTTAAAATAGTGGTTAATTCTTTTGCAAAGGACATATCTAAAATCGATTTTGGTTTTTTATGCATATCAAATTCTTCACCGAATATATCGAAACCCTCTTTTATATTATCAGAACCAAAATCTTCATTATTCGTAGAATATATATTTTGGAACATTTCTTTAAACCCGACATCGTGATATGGATACGAACATGTAGAATTTACAGTACGTTTTGATTTATTCTTATTACGCCATATTGATTTATTAGACATATTTATATAATAGGATATATAATTAATATATATTATTATACGTATAAATGGAGACGGTGGATATTTTTTATCTATGATAAACACTTCATTGAATAACAAATAGTAGACAGCGAACATAGTAACTATATTACTTCGCACTACCAAGTAGCGGATAACTTTACCGGGCATATAATAGACCGCAGTTACCGCCAATAAAAGATAATATATTATACCGTTCTTCAAATACAGTTAAATTATAGTTATATTGGAATAATTGCCAATTTAATTTATTAATACCAATCGGTTCACCTTTTTCATTATAAATCGTAGTAATATTTGAATTTGTAGTATCAATCGGTGGGACATAGGTAGTAATTTCGAGTTCAATTGTCCTGAATTTACTTAAATTAATAGCACCAGTTGGTTGATATTCAAATGGACTGGTATTTAGACAAAAATTATAACAATATAACCCATCTTTATTACTACCTCCAACAGATCGTCCATATTTTTCAATAAATTCATAAATACCACTTGTTAAAACATTCTCTCGATATCCACCATCAAATAAAATACCTAATGTTTCTAAAATAGATTTATGATTATCTACTTGAAATGCACCAGTATAATAATATCCAGTACTATTACCGATTTGTACTGGATTACCACTTTGTTCGTTTGGTATTGGTTGAATTAATGGACCATAATTCATACTAAAATCATATGGACTTTCTATTATATTCGCTGGTAAAATATCATATGGCCAATTTGTATAATTCGACCATTCATTACGTAAATTCACATCATTACGATTTAAGAAAAACATCCAATTTGCAATCATACCATTTGAATTAAGTAATACTTTTTGTGAACCAGTAATATTTTGGAAATCATATTCAAATACATCTTTTATAAGATATACTTGATCTTCTGCAGCGAAAGATCGTGCTTCTTCATTTGATAAAAATGCATACGTAGCCATCAAATGAATATCCGCATTCCATATATTCGTTTTATTCTGGTATGGATCATACCCACCAGTAGGATCAAACATATCATATGCAGGTGGCGATTGTAAAAAATAATACATATTAAATTGTGGTTGATTAAAATCTGGTTGAACATATGGAAAATTATTTCCGGCGTCAAATACATCTCGTACTTGAATTATCTCTTGAATTGGTCTGAATGTAACATTTATTATTAATTCGCTATTTTGGAGACATATTAAAGGAAAAGCACATCGACTATCTAATGTAAACCAAGTATTAATTGGAATATATAATTGTCTTCCACGTATAGATGGTTCTGAACCTTTTGGATCCACGTTTTGATTATCAATTGTACCAGTATAAAATGCAGATGGATATGTATTGGTACGCGAATATACATTCGCAGGATCATTTAATTCTGCAACATTACCAGTCATTTTATAAAATAATTCTTTTTTAGCAGCAGGGAAATCTCGTTCTACCATATTATATAAATATTGTCCTGAATACTGTTGAATTTTATAATTACCGCATGTAATTGTAATGTCTTGAATCATTTGTATTCCTAAATTTTTAATCCATTTAAAGTCATAGGAGGACCATAAATTACCATTTATATCTGTAGGATTCATAATCGGACTCCATATATCTGGTATATTTATGACAATATACGTATCCATTAATAAATCCGCATTACGTTTTATAGTAAAAGAAAATGTTGATGATTCAGTAAGTCGTAAATCTCTCTGACCATCATAATCCAGCCGAAATTTTTGTAATCCAAAATTCGTATATTTCGAATATTTTACTTTAAAAAACGTTTTTGTTGGGTTACCTGTTAGAAAGATATTATTCGATCCTACGGAAATTAGATTTAGTAAACCACCTGCCATGTTTATATTTTATTATATATGGATATACAATTATTTATATTTTTTATCTTGTATTGGTATTATATATTCTTTGATTATATACATGGATTTTAGTAGAAAAATTTTTATTATATTAATCATCATTATTTTTACATATATTTTAATACGACTTTTTCAGAAACGTGTTTCACTCGAAAAACGGCTAGATACAAATTCGATAGAAGGTTATGAAAATATTAGTGTAAATAATATAGTAAATGCAAATTCATGCCCAATAAATATTCAAGATAATCTACAAGCAAGAATAAATAATATTAATATGATTACTAGTATAAACCAAAAGAATGCATTAGAATTATCGAATTATGCGATAAAGGCATCTATGAATAGTGCATATAATGGTATTGAATGTAATACCGATATGTTAAATTATGTACTCACCCGTGGCTGTAGATTCATAGATTTAGCAGTATTCAGAGATCCTGTTTCAGGTGCCTCTATTGTTTCTGTATCTACTGGTACAGATTATACCTTTCCAATAACACAGGAAAAACCGTTACTTTTATCAGATGCAATACAATATATAAATATGTATGCATTTAATAGTACTTGTCCAAACTCAACTGATCCAATTTTTATTCAATTACGTCCAAGAAAACCATCCACTGACGATTTAAAAACAGAACCACAATTAACACAAATTTTTACAGATATTTATAAATGTTGTAATACTTATTTAAAACAATTTTTATATAAAGATACAAATGATAATGCATTACCAGTTAGTTCAACCACTAAAATTAGTGATTTATTAAATAAAATTATAATTGTCATGGATACTACATTATATAATTATATCCAACTATATCCAGATTTAAAAAATATTGTAAATATGGATAATCATACATCTAATAATAAATCCGGTATGATTACATTATCCTATGGAAATTTACAAAATAAAAACCCTTTAGTATTATCTGCCGATAAATTTAATTGTTCTGTAAATCATACGATTACACAAAATTTATGGATAGATTCAAATAATAAGGATTATGCGAATCATTCGAATTCTTATTTAATTTTCCAAAACTATTCTTGCCAAATTATACCTATGCAGTTTTATAACAATGGTACGGATTTATATAATTACGAAATGTTATTTAATAATTGTGGTGGTGGTATTGTACCATTATCTCTCGTTTATTCAAAGGTAAATATTAATAATACTCCATATATTGCATATCCTGATCCGATATTTACGATACCTAATTATGGTAATCAAACTACATCAATCATTATAATAACTGTATGTCTAGGATTTGCTGGATTTATTATTTATAATGAAATTGTACAATGAAGTTTTATATTTTTAGACCGGTAAAAAAATAGCAATATATTATAGAAATATTTTTAATCTATAATATGTCAAAAGAGGATCAAACTAAAAAAAAAAAAACGAAATCGAAATTTAATACTGAACTTTGCGATAATAAAATGACATTTGAGGAATGCGAATTAACAATCCTTAGACATGCAGTAGATGAAACAACTGATAATCAAGGTAAAGAAGCAGTTGAAAATGAAGATATTAAAAAGATGATATTGATTTTAGAAAACTTTTTAATTCGTAAAAAATGTATTTGTTATGGCGGTACTGCTATTAATAATATTCTTCCAAAAGATGTTCAATTCTATAATAAAGAAATCGAAATACCCGACTATGATTTTTTCTCAAAGAATGCTCTAGCAGATGCGAAAGAATTAGCGGATATTTATTTTAACGAAGGATTTACAGATGTAGAGGCAAAATCGGGTATTCATAAAGGTACATATAAAGTTTTCGTAAATTTCATACCAATTGCTGATATTACAAGTATGGTAGAAGAGATCTATGATAATTTAGCAAAAGAGTCGGTCACTATTTTAGGAATCAAATACTGTCCTCCGAATTATTTACGTATGTCTATGTATTTAGAACTATCGCGACCTGCAGGGGATGTCAGCCGTTGGGAGAAGGTTTTTAAACGTCTGAATCTCTTAAATAAATATTATCCATTAAAATCGGGTCTCGATTGTAAAAAAGTCAAAAAGGCCGAGAAAGAAATGGAACCTACTGTATTTTCAACGATTCGTGATAGTCTTGTACAACAAAATGTTGTTTTTTTCGGTGGATATGCCGCACATTTATATTCGAGTTATATGCCTGAACCAGTGAAACGGTTTACAAATAAAATACCCGAGTTCGATGTTATCGTTGAGAAACATGATAATTGTGCACAAATCGTAAAAGAGAGATTAGAAGATGCTGGATTTAAAGCGATTGAATTAATAGAGCACGATGCGATTTCCGATATTATTCCAAAACATACTGAAATACGTGTGAATAAACGTCCTTATGTATTTTTATATGAACCGATTGCTTGTCATAATTATAATATAGTCGATATTGATAAACAAAAGATTAATATTGCGACTATTGATACGATGTTAAGTTTCTATTTAGCATTTATTTATTTAGACCATGAATATTATAATAAAGACCGTATTTTATGTTTAGCGAAATATTTATACGAAGTCGAACAGCATAATAGATTAGAGCAGAAGAGTATTTTAAAACGATTTTCGACAAAATGTATTGGAAAACAACATGGATTAGCCGAGATTCGTGCTGAAAAAGCAGAAATGTTTAAGAAATTATCAAAACGTCGTGATTCAAAAGAATATCAAGAATGGTTTCTAAAATATATTCCTTCCCAAACATCTAAAACAGAACAATCTGATAAAAAAAAGAGGGTCGAGAAATATGTAGAAGAGGATGAAGATGCTATACAGAAAAAGGAAGAAAATTCTAAATATGGCGAAGAAGAGTATCCAAAATCGATTATTTCTAAATATAAGACTAAAAAATCGCATACATCTCTCGTTTTTAACGAGGATTTCGATAATCGGAATATATATCCAAAACAAAACTTTAAACAAAAGAAGAAAATAAAAGATAAAACAAAGAAATATATAGAACACTCTGATATAGAACACGATACAGATGTCGTTGGACTAAGTGATCTTCCAAAATTAAAAAATAATGTAAATTATCGTGATGAAATTAAAACTGCGAATTATCGGAAAACACGTAAGAATAAGTTTTGGAAAAGATTCTACCGAAATCCGGTGGATAATCCTAGACAAGAAAAAAATAATAAAACAAAGAAAAAATGGTTTGGATTATTTTGATAAAATAAAAAATAATATATTTATGAAAAAAATATTATTTATATTTTACGAGAACGGATACTCGTATTACGTACCGATCCTATACCTGTGGCGGATTGTGATCCTGGTGTATAATATACTTGTGCATTATTTGTAAATATTTGTTTCATACCTGGTTTAGTAACAATTACTCTACCAGGGGTAGTAGACACTGGATTTGTAAATCGAAAGGGAGAGATTCCAGGCATTTATTTTTTATACTATATGGATATATTTATAATTCACTAATAATATCCATTCCTTTATTTAGTGTATAAAAGAGAGATCCAAAAAAAATACTCTTTAAGAATAACCCGGACATATTAAAATTACCATCGTCGTTATAAATGGAGAGAAAGGAGAAACGTTTGAAAACCAGCGTATTTATAATGGGCATTTGGAAAATGAAAAAGAGGACCCCGATGATAATGGGTATCCGTATTTCATCAAACCAACTTTCTCTCGATTTTTCAACGCGTTTTTTATCCTCATATTCTTTTATCTTTCGATCTGTCGAATTCTGATACTCGTCAATATAATCACGTGATAGTTTAGGTTTTGGAATATAATTTGGCTGGATTTGTTCGTCATGGGTATAATCTTCTTGTGACATAGGAATATCGCGTTGTGGTAGCCGATTTACAGGGGTTTGTCCTATCATATCTTGTGTGGGTGGTGTATACATAATATTTTGTTGCATTTTAGGTCCTTCTTGTGTTTGAATGGGTGGTGGTAGACCTCCACTCTGTGGTTGAGGAATACCATATGGATTCGGATGTACATTTAACATCGGTTGATAGT